GTCCGCTTGCTCACCTATGGTGATGATAACACCATGGGGGTGTCGCGGGAGGCCGATTGGTTTAATCACACTGCAATACAGCGTGCGATGGCAGACATTGGCGTTGAGTACACCATGGCCGACAAGGAGAGTCATTCACGCTCATTTATCCATATCAGCGAGGTGTCATACCTCAAGCGCTCGTGGCGTTGGGATGAAGACGTTGGTGCTGTGGTGGGTCCACTTGAAGAAGGATCTATTCACAAGATGCTCACCATATGCAACCCTTCTGGGGACGAATCGCCGGAGCTGCACATGGCTAGCGTGATGTCGTCTGCTTTGAATGAGTGGTTCTGGCATGGTAAGGTACACTTTGAGCGTGAAAGAGAATGGATTTGGTCGTTGGCTCAGCGACACAACTTGACGATGGAGTTGGAATTCAAGGGTTTCCCAACTTGGGAGCAACTCAAAGAGAGATTTTGGGGTGCTTCTGAAGGAGTTGTAGGAGCTCGAATTGGGTGCGAGGCAGAACACCCGCGCAGCGTGCTGCCGAATTAGTCTCCCCTCTAGTATGATCTGTACGCTCAATGTTATGCGTTTTTTGAAGAGCGTAAGAATGCGTGCTAGTTGTAAGTCCACCCTTCAGGGGGTTCGCCTATTCAGGAGTGAGGGTTAGGGATGCCCGAGAAAACGCGAACTTGCATGTAGAATAAGTCCTCTCTTGCATTTTATATCGACTTGCGAAAACAACACAAAAACAAGCAGGAGTGCGTACTCAAAAATCAAAAAATAAAAGCATCCCGGCTGAAAGCGCTGGGTGGAACACTTACGAATGTCCACATTGCGATCATACGATGGCAGTGCGTGATGTCTCGGTAGAGTGTGATAAATGTTGCCCATGGAGGTGCCAGCTTCAGTCTGAAGAAGTATTGTTAGCCCCGACAGTGCCAGAAATGACTATGTCCACTGAAGTAACCACAAGTTTTGTGGATGCCAATGCAGGCACCAAAGTAGGTTCAGGAGCGTCTCCTCTTGATTATGAATTGGCTGACGCACAGACATCCTCAGACCTTGCATCGTTTCTAGCTCGTCCAGTTCGAGTGGCTTCCACCGTCTGGTCTCCATCTGATCCAGTGGGTTACTTGTCAACGAACTTTGCAGTATGGACTGCTTTTCTTAACAATGCTTCCATTAAGAATAAGTTAAGCAACTATGCTTTTGTTCGAGGAAACCTCAAACTGAAGATTGTTACTAATGCTTCTCCGTTCTTGTATGGTTCATTAAAAGTGGTTTACCGTCCGTTACACCAGTTCAAGGGAAGTACTATCACATCAACTTTTCCATCGTCTCTTGTACCATACTCGCAAATGCCGGGCGTGTGGATAACACCAGCTCATAGTGAGGGTGCAGAGTTCACTTGTCCATTTATTTGGCCGAAGTCCTTTGCGCGCACGGCACTTGCTGCTGAAACTAACGCTTTAGGAGCGATTGATTATATCGTTTACAATGCTTTGGCTAGTGCTAATGGAGCTACATCAAGTGTGACGGTGCAGATGTATGCTTGGATGGAAGATGTGGTTCTTGCTGGTCCAACCGTTGGTGCTGTGCTACAGTCCGATGAGTATGGTGTAGGTATCGTCTCTGCGCCTGCTTCGGCAGTGGCCGCGGCAGCGTCTAAGTTGACCAAAACTCCAGTGATCGGACGATTTGCGAAAGCCACAGAGATAGGCGCTAGTGCAGTGTCAGGTATTGCAAAGTTGTTTGGATACACTAACGTTCCGGTGATAGAAGACACTAAACCTTACCGTAATTCTCCATTTCCGTCTTTGGCATCAGCTGAGATCGGCTACCCGCATGACAAGCTTGCTCTGGATGCTAAGAATGAACTTTCCATCGATCCAGCTATTGCTGGGTTAGGTGGTGAGGATGAACTCGCCATTTCGAACTTTGTTCAGCGTGAATCATACCTAACTGGGGTCAATTGGCCGAGTAGCGCGAGTCCAGACACGCCGCTTTTCACAAGTGTGGTAGTGCCCCAGTTGACGTTTGCAACAGGTAATGTGATTGATTTTACACCTCCTGCACTAGTCGCGAATATGTTCAGGAATTGGCGTGGAGACATGATCTTTCGATTTAAGTTCATTGCGACAGCTTTCCACAAGGGCAGAGTTCGGATCAGTTATGACCCTCAAGCGTCTGCATTACAAACTACAGGCGACACTGGACCTTTTGTGACGAACAAGATTATTGATCTAGGTGCAGAAACTGATGTTGAATTTAGGGTACCATACCAGCAAGCGTTACCGTGGTG